CTGCTGCCATTAGTAGTGTATGCCCAAACTGGGATTTCATTATCTTCAACAGCGTCATAGTATTCACCCACAGCAACCACGTAGTTGCCGCCACGCTCTATATCATTCCAATCAAAGTGTCCGTCTTCTGTAAGTAGCGGAATAGATACCAATGAAGCGGATTCGCCTGGGTCAGTTGCGTAGAACAATTGATCATCGATATCATTGTTCACATCGAATGCTATATAAACGATAAAGTCTTGGCCGACTGCTACACGACCTAATCCTTCAGCATCGACGCCGTCAAATGTTAGTCTTCCTGCATTGGTCCACGATTCGCCATCGCTACTATAACTGCTTTCTCCGCTGCTGTTGATCGCAACGAATAAAGGTGCTCCCTCGGATGTCCCTGTGTAAGCTGTGGTCTGTACTGTACCGTCTGAGAATGTTAATGCCCCCGGAATGTTTGTAGTACCATCTGTGCCAAAGTTCCAAATACTTTCTGTGCTGTCACCCGGAGCAACAGATAACAAGAAATCTGCATTTCTTTGCAGTTTACCGTCTGGTGTCCAGTCTAATGATTTAGGATTGCCGGGACTGCCTGCTGTTAGTCTAACTGGCGCCTCTACTTCAGATGTTACAAATGCTCTGATTTCTAGTATATCGCCTTCACCGCTGAGTTCTAAGATATGAGAATTACTGCCGCCGTTCGCTTCACCATAATCCCAAGTTAGTCCGCGATTTGATCCACCGCCGCTTGGTGATTCTATTGTGCCGCTGGCGTCAGTTAATACTAAATTACCTTCCGATTCAATTATTAGTTTATTGCCGTTAGCATCGTCGTTAAGCTCCGAAACGTTACCTAAACCTGTAACAGATGCATTTCCAAAATCTACGGTTCCTCCGAATGTAGTAGTCGAAGTTGTGCCGCCAATGTTGATAGCACCATCGTTTGCGGTTCCAATGTTAATCGCACCGTTAGTTGGTGATTCGCCGCTGCCAACGCCTGCATATATATTAACATTACCGCCAACATCATCGCCACTTTCGCCTGCACTGATTGTTACATCACTGCCAATGCCACTTAATGTAGGTAATGTTTGTAGTAGTAATTCACCGTCGGAAAGAATGTTGCCGGGAATAACAAGCTGTCCGGTTTCATAAAATGTCCAGGTATAGTTGTCAGTTCCAAAACTTGATTGTATTACAACATCCGTTCCATTAACAAGTGCAGGAGTTGTTACACTAGAAAACTCTACTGCATCTGTCGTGTTTAACGATTGGTCGAAACTACTTCCTCCGCCTAATAAATTTGTATTATCAGTTAGGTCTGCTATATCTGCAGGAATGGTTGGTTTGTCAGTTAGGCTGTTATAGCTGCCACTGAACAATACTGGTTTGTCAGTTAGATCAGTATAGCTGCCGCTGAACAAGACCGGCTTATCAGTTAGCTCATTGTAACTACCGCTAAATGTAAACCCAAAGGGAACGTTTGCTAGATCATTGAAACTGCCAGTAAATGCTACCGTTGCAAAACTAGGTTTTCCTGTTAGATTGTCATAGCTACCACTGAAGATGTATGGCTTGTTTAATAGATCATTGTAGTCGCCACTGAATGCAGCAGATGTTAATAAATACTGATCAAGATTAGGCTTGTTTGTTAAATTATTATAATCGCCGTTAAACAGCGTGGGTTTGTTTGTTAGGTCGTTATAGTTGCCACTAAAAAGAACCGGCTTATTGGCCAGGCTGTTATAGTTTCCATCAAATTGTTGATTTTCTAATGCATTAACCCTTAGAACAAGATTAGAAAAGTTCCCGTCAAGTTCGTTGTGGGTTAATGCTGACCCTTTGTTTCCTCTTAGTGTTACTGACATATCTGCCCTCTTTATTCAACATAGCCCGGATCTACGTACCCCTCTTGTACATAGTTAGTATCTGGTAATAAGTCAACTATATTTCGTTTTTCAAACTTTTCTACAGCTTGATCTCTCTTATAACCTAGAGTACTTGTTCTTGGTCTATTGTAATTTAGTATTTCTGTAACCACAGCACTCAGCTGTATTTCATTCAATCCTTTTAAGGTATCTAAAAGTTTAAAGATGTTAATGTTGTCTAATTTTGCTTGTTGTAATAGTGTAGTAGCAACTGATATTGCAGCAGATTTATCGAACCCCCTTTTTTCAAAGAAAGTTATAACGGCATCAACTTGATTGGTTGGAAAACTTAATTTTTTAGAGAAGTAATTATCAAAAAAAGTTGTTACGCCCTTATCACTATAATTACTTGGTTTGCTTTGTGGTAAACTTGACATTTTTAATCCTTAACCGAATTTCGCTTTTTCTGCGGTAGGCAATGCATCAAATGCTGCTCTTGCACCATTGATTCCGCCGGTGCCGCCGCTTGATTGATACGACTTTAGATAATTTTGAAATTGTGCATCGGCAGTTTGTGTTGGGTTTGTATCGCCTGTGGTGGTTGATCTTACGGCCTTAGCAACACTTCCGCCAACTGCTAAAGCTGCTGTTGCAACTAATAAATCCTTTGCCCCTCCAGTGCCGGCATTCTTAGGGAAGAATGTTTGTGCAACGCCGCTGACATCGATGCCTGCTGCATTGCCTATGGCGCTTGTTAGGATGCGTAGTCCACCCTCTCTTATACCTTCAGAGGTGTTGTTTCTGATATTTCCAATTAGATTTGCCGCAGCAAGTGCAGCTTCAAAGGGATTGCTAAAATTCTTTCCTTGCGTGATGTATTCATAAAGGTCAGCAGCGGTACCAAATTGTTGATCTAAACTTAGGAAGCCGCCGCCTACCGGTGATAATGGGCTCGGAGTAACATCATAGTGATCAGTTCGACCAAATCCTGCAGGATTACCATTCTCGCCTGCTTGGACATAGCCTCGGTCGTAAAATACAGTATCATAATTAACAGTCATGCTGTTTGACATTGTGCCGCCGTCGCTGTTGCTTAGGCTGTCATGCTGCCAGGCGGATATAATCGGATTGACCAGTGTAAATTTCGTATAGCTTTTTCGGGCCATTTGTGCTATTTCTATTCTATCAAAGAATGGAATGCTGGGTTGGTTGTTGTTTAAACCAAAGTTGTATGTGTTTGTTCCCGAACCGTCATATGTAGTATCGCCTGTGCGTCTATTACCGTATGCACCATTGCTTAGACTATGGGTTCCATCTGCATAATAATATTTAAAATAGGCTTCCATTAGTGCTGTAGTAGCACCGTAGTTGTCATCGTGGAATGTAATGTTAATAGGCTGATATTCTAACTTAGTCTGTACATTCTTTTTACGGTTGTATTTGTTCTTTGTTTCTACCTGTGCAGTAAATTTAGGAAGGTCAATTTCTTTTACTAACATACCGATTACGTTACTGTACTGTGCAACTTCTGGTATTACGCTTTTTGCTGCTTCTGTTAGATAGAATGTAACATGATAAAGGAACTTTACCTTCGGTGCGTGTTTTTGACCGTCGTTGACGTATAAGCGACTTGCATGTTGCCAGTCTGCCATATTGCCTTTAGGTGATAATACACCGTTGGCTACGTTGTCTAAGAAACCATTAAATTTACTTGCCATAGTAATATTTATCCGTAAGGGTTATGCGAGTATATAATAAAAAAGGGAGCCGTAGCTCCCTTTAGTTTAGAATGGCCAATGAGTTTATTATACGCCGCCGCCAGTTACTAGGGTGTTAATCGTACGACCTACTGCTGTACCAATTCCAGTACCCTGTGGGCTCTGGATAGCGTTGTCGTAACGTATTGCCAGTGTAACTGTTACTGGTTCGTTTGCGCTATATGCTAACTGATTGTAGTTTGCGTTCTGTACAAAGCAACCGTATAGTTCAAATGTCTCAAGTACGGTTGGTGTGTTAGCACCGTTGCCGCCGTCAAGGATCTCAATGCGTGTTGTAAACTTGTAGTCTTGTCCTGATGCTGCACTTGATTGCTCGAAAAAGTCGAACTGCTTCTGTAGTTGTTCGCCGACCAATTTTTGAACGTTACCGTTAACATCTTCACGTAGGTTAAGAGTGATCGCCTCCCAGCTATGCTTACCAGCCAAGTATGCACGGCTGTTGTAAACATCAAGGGTGATTTCTTCAAAACTTACTGTAGGACGAGTTACATCAATAACTTGCTTTGTTAGTTCAGTTGTCGGAGTGCTCACACCAAAGTTCTCTAACGTAACACGGAAACGATACTGTAGCTTAGGCATTAATAAGCCTTGGCTTGCTGCACTGTCTCCTGTTGCTAGTGGAACTGTAATTTTTGATAATGTTGAAATTGCCATTCTGTTATCTCCTGTTGCAAGTATTTATCAATTCTTAGGCCCCATTTTTCAGGGGCCTAATCATTGCATTATAGACCTGCGATTTCTCCTGTGTTCTTCAAGCGTAGTGGAATGTAAATGAATTCAACTGCCTTGACAGGTTCAATAGCAATGTCTAAGTATAGTTCATTTCTATCAATTCTGCTTGGAGTATTGTTGGACTCATCACAAACTACCAAGAAGTCATATAGTGCTCTTTGACCAACCAATTCAAGCATCAAGCTCTCTGCTGCTTGTTTGATCTCATCACGTGTGATCTTGTCGTTTGGTTCAAAGATATATGGCTTAGCCAATCTACTTAACTGGCTGCGTAGATAAATTACCAAACGTGCCACGTTAATTCTGTCTAATGCGCTCGAACCTCTTGCACGAGTCTTCTGACCGTAGTTAACTAACCCAGCACCGCTAATGAATGTAATTGGGTTAACATTCTGTGCGTATAATGTATCACGCTGTCCTTCGTTTAGTGCAACTGATACAAATTCGCCTTCGCTGCTGACATAGCCAACGCTTGAAGCATTAGTAATGCCACCACGTCTTGTACCTGCTGGAGCAAACCATGGATAAGAAACTTGGTCGCTTAGTGCGATTGTTCTTAGCATCATGTGACTTGGTGGAACAACAACATTGTTACCGAAGTTGTCGCTTGTGAAGCCCCATGGATAGAACATGCCAAAGTATTCATCACGGCTTACCAGGCCGTCATCATTATCTTCAACTGCCAATCTAACGTTAGTTGCCCACTCATTTAGTGAAGTAGCATCTGGTGTTAGTCTTGCTGGTGAATCGCCAATAACGAATGCACTTAAACCACGATCGTAGTTTAGGCTAATCATTTCGCCAATTAGTTCTGGATAGCCAGGTGTTGCCATTAAGTTGAATATGCGTGATTCATCATCACGGATATCTTGGTTGCTGTTAACCATTGCTTGTAGAGCTTGTACAACAACCTTACGCTGTGCCTTGCGACCAAATGAGCCGCTGCCATCGTTTTGGTTGCCTGACTCTGTTACCCAACGGTGTGGATAGTAATCAGCTTGTGCTTCATCGCCGTAGCGGATATTGTCACTGTTTACATCAACGTAGTCACGTACAAATTTCTTAACATTGAATCCGCTTCTGCGTAGGTTCCATAGTAGCATACCTTTTGGATATAGTGCTGGATCTGGAGCATCAACGTCTAAATAGTCGCTTGTTAGTAGATCAACAATGTCTCCTGCTGTGTCGCTGTTAGCACCTGCGGTGTTGTAACGTGCATCAGCAAATAGAACACCATTCTCTGATGTTTGATCTGACTTGTCTAGTAGTTCCCAACGATTAGCAACTGGTGTGTTAGTTAGGTTAGCATTATAGCGATAAATCTGTGGATAATTTTCTAAGTCGCTTGTGTCAATCCATAGATCGCCATCAACTAGATCAGTGCCATCGCTCTGTAGTAGAGGTGTGCTTGCTGCTACGATTGGACCGTTTGGATCGCAGTTAGCATAACCAACGCTAAAGTTCTGGTAGCCAACCCATGTGTCTCCGTCGTGTATCATGATGTCAACTTCGTCAACGATTGAGTTGTACCATAATGCACCGTCTTCGGCCAATGCAGTTACGGCATCATCAGATGCTGTGTAGAATGCTATTGGACCAGTAGGACCTGCTTTCCATGGCTTCCATAGACCCGCTTGTAGTTGTAGAGGATCTGTAGTACCGTCAGTACCTTGTGCGTAGTATAGATTAGGTGTACCAACAAACTGTCCGGATCCACCAATTGTGCTTCTTGTAAAGCCCATGCTGGTTAACACAGGGTTAGATGCATCGTCGGTTAATCTAATCTCACCGCCCTTGGCATGCTTGATAACAATCTTATTAGATGATGTAACTTCTGCGCTTACATTTGGTATTCCAGCATTAGTAATTGCCGCTGCAATAGTATCAGCATCGCCTGCTGCACCAGATGTAGTAAATGTAACTGCAACGATTGTTGATAGTGAAGCAGAACCTGGTTGGCTTGCTTGTATACCAATTTGATAATCATCTGCTGTAATACTAGTGATTATTTCACCAGTGATTGCTGTTGGAGCAACTGCTTCTCTCTTGTAAACAGTAAATGTTGCTAGAGGTGATGTATCACCTGCAACGTTAGACTGAACATATACAGATCCAACTGGAATGTTTGCGCCACCGCCTGCTAGGTCTAAGCCGTATAGTGCTGCTTCATGTGAGGCATAAATTGGTGCTTCAACAGCGTCCCATAGCTTGGTAGCATCGTTCCAAACCTTAACTCTCCAACGTGCGCCATTTCCTGGCTCGGTTGTTTTAATCCATACAGAACCTGTTGGACGTGAATAAGTGTCTTGGATCTTAAATGCAGGAATCTGTGTGTGCTTGCTGATTTGCAGTGCAGGTGGATAGTACATACCTGCGGTGATTCCTAGTTCTCCTAGCAATGTTGTATCGCCAAGAATTTGAATCGATCCTTCGGATGCTGAATCGCCAAGTGCCGAATCTTCTCCATCGCTGTAAATTTCTAAACGACCATCTACAACGTCGGCTGTAATTCCACCTAAAGGAAATAGCCCAGTAATTGTATCAGCAACGTCGTCAATGATATCAGAATCTTCAACGGTTATGGATGTTCCATTAATGGTAAATGTTGCACTTTCTTGTGTGAACTCAGGGTTAGATCTTGATCCACGCACGGTAGCCCAACTCTGCTTCCATACCGGACTTCCGATCAATACCCAGTTACCGCTTGCTGCTCTGTAGAATGCTCTAACTACTGTGCTACCAAACACAACTGCGTAATCACCAATAGCACCGACAGTTGATTTTGGTATCATTCCGTCAGTACCGTTCACATTATCTGTACC